TTTTTTTAGTTTAGATGCTGCAATTAAAGTTTGAGGTACTTTAGATACACCTCTACCAATATCTTTAAAAGTGCCTTCAAAGATAGACTCACCTGGTCTTTGTGTGCCTGTTAATAATTCACCTGCTACAGTTAAACCTAGTAAAGCTTTTTCTTTTGATGATAAGCCACCTGTTTGAAATTTTTGTACAGATAAAATACCATTAAAATTTTTAACTACAGGATTATGCTTTTGAAAATATGCTTTTCTAAAAAGTTTTCTAGTTAATACTTTATCCATATTACCTCGTAAGTTGGTAAGCTGAATATGCTCCTAAACCTGCTCCTAATGCTTGTGATAATGGATTTGCACCTGGAGCTGTAGTTGCTGTAATCGAACTTTGTGTTGTTGGTAAATTTGTCATAATACCTTTTAAGAACTCTATTCTTTGGAAAGGTTCGTATGCTCTTTGTAATTGTGTTTGTCTTTGTGCTTCTAATCCTGCTTGACCAATACCTCTTTGTATTGCGCCTGCTTGCAATTGACTTTGTATATCTGCAAGACCCATTTGTTGTTGCTGTGCTCCTAATGCACCTAACAATTGTCCTGCACCTAAACCTAATTGTTGCTGTTGTTGAGCAGCGCCTAACGCTGTTTGAAAACCTGTAGCTCTTGCTTGACCAATACTTGATAGTCTTGCTCTCTCTAATTCTGCTGAAGCTATACCTTGTCTACCGCCTCCAAAAGCACCTGCGCTTACAGCATTAGATGCTAATTGATTTTGTGCTATTTGTGCTTGTCTATTAATTTCATCAGTTACATAACTTTCATATGGATTAAAAAATTGTGAAATGTTCGGAGCTTGTGTAGCCGGTAGAACCGCACCTATACCTGCAGTAGTTGTTGCTGCACCCATACCGGTTTGACCTGCTTGTTGAAAAGCTGATTGTTCGAGAGCCGTGGTTGGGGCTACTTGAATACCTGGTAGTGCTACAGGTTGTGCTGCTAACTTTGCTGCTTGATCATAGAGGGCAAGCTTTCGGCCTTCTACTTCAGGTGCTTCTCTTGCGATGTTTACTTGTGTTCCTGATGAAGAACCACCGCCGCCTCCTGAATTTGATCCAAATATAAAACTCATTATTTTATCTCCTTAGTATATAAATATCTTTTCACTTGATAACCTTTGTCGCCTAAAAAATTTAACCAACCTGGTCTAGCGTGTAAAGCTATTTTCTTACATTCATTTTGTATAGCAATATGATTTAGCATCTCTTCAACCTCATCTTGCCATAACTCCCTTTTTTCTCCTTTTAACAATATAACTTCAACTTGTTTATAGTTAGGTAACTTTGTTACTCTAGTTACAAATACTCCAAAGACTTTATACTTTTCTCCGTCATCAGAGCCAAACATCATAAACAACTGATACCTGTTGTTAAAAATTTCTCTCTTCAGGTGATCCAAGCTCATAGGATTACCATCATATTTTAAACCCTCTTTCAACATAAACTCAACCAAGGGCCAATACCTCATTAATTCTTCAGAAGAAATGTGAGTTACATTTACTTCTTTTTTAATTTTTTGTTTCTGTGCTTGCATTTACTAAATCAAATATCCTCTTAAATTTTTTTTGTTGGTCATAGAAAAAATCAGCTCCTGCTTTTCTCATTGACTTATAACTTTTTGGATCTCCACCTGATAATATACCCGCACCTAAAACTGCATCTGCTCTTGATACAAACTCACCATCGGCTAATTGTGCAAGCATTGTATCTTCGTCCTTGTCTCCGTTACCTGAACCATCCTCTACATAACCTGTTGCTCTTACATAGTTTGTAGGATCATTCTCATTATGGTCAGATTTTGATGGTAAATAATTTACACCACCTTCATTAAATTTATTTATTGATGCAATACCACCTGAATTAAAATTATAAATATCTCTTGATGCAAACACATCACTCATTGGCACTTCTTGTGATTCTATAGGAGCAAATCCATCACCTAATTTTTCAGAAGCTTTTTTATATGCTTTCTCATAATCCTCATCTGTAAACGGTGGTTTTGGATCTTCATCATCAGAAAATAAACTTGTAACTAAAGGTATACCAACTGTAGCTCCTACAAATTTTTGTGGACCTGTTAATTTATCATATTGTTCTTTTGCAGCTGCTAAAATACCTGAAGGTTGTGTCTTATCAGAAATGTTCATAACACTTTCATCCTTCATTGCTGCTTTTAAAATTTGATCTCTTGATTCGCCTGCTCCTGTTTCTGCGCCAAAACCTGTAATAGCACTTTTACCGCTTTTTACTTTACCTGGTGTAATTCTTGGAACTAAATCTGTGTCTGCATAACTTGTAATACCATCAGCAGCATCTGCAAATTCACTAGCTGGTAAGGAAGTCATTTGTCCTGTTTGTGTAATAGAGGCAGGAATATTACCTGATGCTTCTGCCGCCTGCACTGCTGCTTGGTTTGCACTTGCAGTTTGTCCAAAACCTAAACCTGAAAACATAGGTCCCTGTCCTATTCTACCTATACCTTGACCTGCTGTTACACCTGGAATTTTTCCCGCTGCACTTAACTGTCCAAAACCATATGATGCACCACCAACAATAGCAGCATCTCTTAATGCTCTTTTTGTTGATTTGCCTCTTAATTTCTGAACGCCGAACGTTGCTAATGCTATAGTAAATGGATCCATAATTATTTATATATATAGTAGAACTATTTTACTAAAGGTGAGAGAGGATATCAATATCCTTACTTTTTGATAAATTCTTGCATTAACTTTCCTTGATAAGAATATGTACCAAAATGCTCTATATACTCATCACATAAAGCGTGAATTTTACCACCCATATCTGTCCATAATTTACAGAAATAAAAATCTTCTCCTGTATAAGTTTTATCGTCAGGATTATGAAAAGAGTCAAAGAAATTGTAAAAATACTTTTTATCTTCTAATTTACCATTAATCATAGTTTGTTGTTTAATTTTTTTCTCAGGATACTTTTCAATCATCTTTTCAAACACTTGTCTTTTGATCATCATCATACCTGTAGGTCCTCTTTTTATTTGTAGGAAACCTTTATCAACACTAATATTTTCTGTATCTAAAAGTTCTATAGGAAATATTAAACCCATAGATCTTGGATCATCATCAGGTCTTTTTTTATAATCTAAATCAAATTTATCTCTATTAAAAGATTTCATTGGATATGGGACTACAGATACATCGTGTGGCGAATCATATAATCTAAACACACTTCTAGGAGAGAAACCTATATCTGAGTCTATAAATAAAAATTGTTTGTGGTCTGTATTCAAGAAAGCATCTACACATAAATTTCTACCTTGTGTAACTAAACTGCTTTGCATTAATTGAAATGTAATATTAACATTATTAAGTAAACATTCTTTTTGTAAATCAAGACAAGACTTCATAAAATGTAAGTCACACATTGAATGCACAGGTGTAGCTACAAATAATGATTCTCCTGTTTTTTTAATTTCGCTTAATTTAGATTCTTTACTCTGTTGTGCTTTTTTTATATCCATTAGTAACTCCTCTTATAAACCTTTCCCAAAAATTAGCAATATGTTTCCAATCATAGAATGATTTATAATATGATTGTTGAAATTGTAAATGATTCTTTAAATCAATATCTTTATAAGTTTTTTGTACATCTAATATAGATTGTTTTGTAAGTGTTGCTAAATATTTTTTATCTTTTGTATATGGCATATAAATTGGAAACTCAGTACAAGTTTCAGGTATTGCTCCAAGATTAGTCGTAATTAGTATTAAACCTGCAGCTAGTGATTCCATAGCTGATATACAGAAAGTTTCCTCCCAAGTAGACGGATGACAGTTAACATCATAAGTGTGAAGTATATTAACTAATTTATTGTGGGCTAGATAACCTTTGTAATTAACGTTCTTAAGTGATTTTGCTTTATCATATAAATGTATAAAAGCTTTATCGTTTTCAGTAGCAAACTGATTACCATAAATAATAGTGCTTGAGTAAACATCTAATTCAATCTTATCATTATCTTGTAATTGTTCCATCGCATCTAATAGAACATCTAGACCTCTCCAAGGTGTAGAAAAATATATAAGTTTTATTTTATCTTTTTTAGGAAACTCTGTTTTAGTTACAAGCTCATCATAATCTATTGCATTCTTTATCACTACAGATCTTGTATCAGGCACATCAAAAAAGTATCTGTACTTTTCATAACACCAATGAGAGTTGAATACATAGAAATCATATTTACTATGATTAGATTTATCTTTGAACCAACCTGTCAAATTACTTTGATCGTATGAATTTTTAATCCAAAGCACATTTGGTAGTCTTGGATGTAATGGATCCTTTTCAGGTATTGATGTTGTTATTTGAATTTTATCTAAAAGACCTTTACGAACATATTTTCTTAAATAGTCAAATTGGATTTCAGTTCCACCGTAAGGTTTCATTAATCAGCTTTTCCAAATATCTTTAATGAATCTACTGTTATCTTAACGTCTTGTTGTAAGTCTTCTGCAACAGTATCTGTATTAGGATCTGCAACATCAGAATTAAAATGGTCTTTACTACTATAAACTTTTCCTGTTCTTTTGTTTTTAATAATCTCTACAGCTTTTGCATCGACTACAGGTACTCTTTCACCATTTATTATTTTATATTTCATTAACGACCTTATGTTATGTTTATAGTTAAAGATAACTTTTTGTCAACAATTTTAAATACTTCGTGAGGACATTCTATAGGTAATAAAAGACTTTTTTGTGGTTTAAGGATTAATTCCTGTTTATTTATTTTCCAATAACCAATGCCATATATTTGTTTTACTATAACAGCATATTCGTGTTGATGTTCTTTAAAACTAGCTGTTTGGCCACCTTTTGAAAAATAAAAATTTGCGTTTATAATGGATCCAATTTTTTTATGTAAAAACTTATTTAATTCTCTTAATTTATCATTCAAATCTAAAACATTAGAAATAACACTAGTATATCCTAATTCATATAAACTATAAAAATTATCATAATTTAAATAACCATCTACATCAAATAGACCTCTTTGATTGTTTAATCCTAAATTACTAATAATTTCTACGGATGGCTGACCCCACGGATATCTCATAGGCCATCTTTTTTTATTTTTTAAAAAATTTAAAATATCTTCTTCTGTTAAATTAATATTAAAATTTTTTATTTCTTCCGATAGTTTATTTAAATCAATCACTAACGACCTTGGCCTCTATAACGTTTTCTATGAGGTTTTCTTTTACTATATTTCTTTGCGTGACGCAAAGGTCTTTTTCTTGGTTTATCTCTTACAAATGTTATGACACCAATACTCGCTTTTTTCTTAGCCATTTTCTTGAGATCTATCTATTAAAGCATAACTTATAAGACCTGATATTTCGTCAGCAGTACCTGCTTGCATTTTTAAAATGTCACTTGCTTCAAGATTTATAGTATCTAAAGCAAAATTAAAAGTTTCTTTATTCATTTGTTTATGCGCTAGTTGCACATCAGATCCAGCTCCGGATTTTCTAATAAATAAATCAGTATCTACATTACTAGCTGTATCGTGAACAGTTTCAATATTTTTTACTATTATTGTAGCGTTTGCAGGACAAGTTAATATGTTTGTTATATTAGTTGTGCTTAATGCAAATGTATCGCTTTTATATCTTATTGTCATTGTAAAAAATATGAAAAAGCATCTGCTTCTTCTTTAGCTTCTTTTTGATAGTTAGTATTTAATTGGTTTTGTAAACTTTCTAATGCTAAGTTTATCTGTCTAAAACTTTCTGAAGAAAATTCAGAAGGTGGTTCTGGTAGAAATACTTGTACTTTAGCCATTATCTTTTTCCATCTGCGTTAGCATCAAATCTAAATAAACCATATCTCCAATTATTCGATACTTGATCTGCGGAGATTTTTATAGCTGCCAATCTACTTCTTGCTCTTGTATTCACTTTATCAGTTGTCGAATTAATTGTAAAAGGCCCTAAAGGCGACACTGATTGTGAATCATTAGGGTATCTTCTCAATAATATTGTTACATTGCAAGTGCTATTTAAATATTTAAAGTCAGGCACAAATCTGTTCATACTCATAAAGTATTCTCCATCGCCATCAATATCTAAATCAAAATCACCTGATTCGATAGATGAAGATATTGCAGAAGTTACTGAACCTGTAGTGTAATTACGTATTTGATTTGTTCCTGTCTCGTGATCGTATAATATAGTGGCTCCTTGAGTATTACCACTAATAACAGGGAAATTAGAAAGTCTAGAACTTAAGTATTCTGTTGCTCTTGGAAGAGGTAACACACCACTTGTAACCCAAGATGTTCTTGCTAAACTTCCTGTAGTCCAAACATTTTCTGCATAGTTGTAAGTAACTATTCTGTCATTTTGTGTGGATGTAGCTTGTGTATAAAACCAACTTACTTCTGAAAATAAAGGATTATGGCCTGTGCTAATTAATTCACTACCTTCATTTAAATTTATTCCTAAATCGTCTCCTTGAGTATCAAATACAAAGTCTTCAACTGAACAAGGTAAAGATTTTACTGTACCATCAAACACATAAAATCCTCCGCTATTTGACATCCAAAATACCATACCATTTGCATAGATAATTGCATTCTGTCCTGCTAAACCACAATCTGAACCAACTTGTCTTATTGAGAATGTAAAAGGAGGACCTACAAATTGCATTAAGTAAGCAGCTTTATCTGTTACTATTAATGTATAATCCTTTGCTTGCACACCACCAACTATTTTAGTTCCTTGGTCTATTTGAAATGTTCCTGCTGTGTTTGTTGAAGTTGGTGTATAATCATTTAAATTTTCTTGATCAGAAAATCTTATAAACATTTTATCTTGAGTTGTCGTATCTCCTATAGTTGTTTCTGTTCCAAGAAATATTAAATGTCTATCTCTATCTGAAACTAACGTTTTAACAGCAGCCGTAGGTGCATTAGTTATTAATGCAGCTCTTTGTCCAAATGGATTAGAAGCTGAGGGATCCCAAGAAAAACTTTTACCATTGTGGATTGTAGCAATTAATAATTGTCCAAAATTATCTAATGACCATTTACCTGGATCTAGAATGACTCCTGCAGAAGGTCTTGTAGTTCCCCACGTGCTTAAGTTCCAAGTATTGGTACCCCAACCATATTGAAAAGTTTGAAATGATGGACCAACTTCTTCGTAAGGTTTTAAATCAACATTACCTGCAGCTGACATACCTGTGCCGGTTTCATTTGATTGCATCTGTACTTGAAAAGTGTTTGCTGTGTTT